TCTCCCTCTGGCTGATTGAACGGAAGGTTGGTACGGTTGGAAGCGATCTTGCGGCACTACCGTACTCGAACGACCGCGCCACTAGAGGGGCTGGCCCGGCAGGAGTGTCGCCTTCCTTGACGACTACCCGTGCTTCTGCCTCACCAGCAACTGAGAGCGAGGAGTCTAGCTCCTCGGTAAACTCGATGTTCCTGCCTGCCTCAATCAACTCCAACGTCTCCTCAGGCACGGCTTCCTTGTCCTCGGCAGCAGTCTGCTCCACAACCTCTGAAGCCCGCTGCACCCCGCGCCTGAACTCGTCAGTAGCCTCTGCAGCCATAGTTGTAGCCCGGCGATCAATCGTACTCTTGAGTGCCCGCTGCACCCTGTCCGGGGTTAGCCGGTCAAGAGTCTTCAACTTGAAGCTGCCGCTAACACCAAACATGGTCAGCCCTCAGGGTCGAGATCAAAATCGACCGCATCCGCCGAGTCCTCACGGAAGACCTGCGCCTTCAATTGAATATACGCAGGCATCTCCGTGTTCATTATCCGATCACCCTTGACGACATTCATGACTTCAAAGGTCATCGGCCTGTGATTCTCATCGAAGCCATAAACGAATTTGTCACCCATGGCGAAAAGCCAAGAGGTCAAGTAACCCTGCGCGTTGACCTCGGCCAAATCCAACTCGACCGCTACGGCTGTCGGTACATTAAGCTCGATGGGCCTCGTCCAGTCAATACCATGTTTCGTGGTTGGCTGATCTTCAATCGGAGCCTGTGTCACAAAAGCATTGAGGCCCACCCCGGCATCATCATAACGACGCTTACGAACATCGATCTCACTGTGAACAGCGTCTAACTCTTCTGACCCTGTCAGGAGCCTGTGGTACGGAACGAGCGGAAAATGGGTCTTCGCATATTCCAGCATGAAACCAAACTCGCACTGAACATCAACTGCCGGATCGACAGAACAGAAAGCCGGAGGCTGAAATTGAACAGGTTCACCCATGTTACATTCTGAACGGGACCGGACCAGAAGTCCGACCAACGTTCAGCCTCTCTGTCGCCTCCGTGATAAGTTCGGCCCCACGGGTACGCTGGTAGTCCGCGTCCAGATTAAACGAACCACCACCCGGTGCCAAGACAGTCCCACCAAACTTCCCGCGAATGTCCCCAAGTACCAAACGAGCATACCCTTCGACAGCCTTCATAAACAAGCTATCACGCCCCAAAGGAATCTCTTCCGGGCTGGTGTACTTGTAGAGCAATTCGTACCCAGCCTCGAAAGGACCTGATGGAGCATATAGGTACAACCGATGCCTCTCCTTGTCCTCATGCCACGTGGGATCAACACCACGGACCCTTCGATACATTTCCCACGCGCTCCGAGCCAAGCTCAAACCACCAACATTCATCCTCGTGATGGTCATCTTCTCCAGTAACTCGAAGATCGTGTAGCCACCAGTCACTGCCCAGTAAGGAACCAAAAAGTAGACAGTCCGCACTCCCTTGTAACTATCATCCTCAGGGAGATCGACGTAGAACGGCTGCTGTTCAGAAGTGACTACATTCTCGACGTGATGATATGTTACCTTGCTCTCATACATGGTCCAGAGTTCGAGAGCTTGATTGATTGCTTCTTGCCACTGGTCGTCAGATAGCTCAACGGTACGACAAGTCGCGCCAAGGCGAGCTTGGATGCGACTCTTGATGTTATCGAAGGTCAGGTCAGCACTCACGGCCTACTCCTCGCTATTACCCTTGCAGTAACGGCTATGTGTGCTCAAGCCACCTTTCGTCTTAAAGCTGCGACCACAGTCCTTACACTTCCAACCTGCTGCCCCCGGCTCCTCAACGACGATCTCAGAATCAGGTGCCGGAACAGGAGGCTCCGGCATCTTCGCCTCTTCTTCTGGCATCTCGTGGTACTTGACACAGTGCCGAAGCATCGCATCCATGTGCGAGGTCTTCCATCCGTGGCCAACAACCTCGCACGTCTTGCAGAAAAGCTCCCCGTTGCGCCGGTACCACCACTTCGTATTCTCATCAACATCATCAAGGGACCCGAGGGAAGCAGGGGTCTGCGGGGGGACGGCTGACCTCCCAACTGATGGACGTGGAGCGGATGCCCCACTGGCCCTTGGCCCACCAGCCGGATCAGTCGCGTTCGCAAACCCCTGCTCCTGCTCGGGTCCCGATTCTGCATCCGGGTGATAGTGCTGCATGTGCGCCGCGACACGCTCCGGCTTTTGCGTGCTCCAATCGCAATGCCTACAGAGGAACGTGTCACCGATCTGTTCGTAGTTCGCATGGACGACAATGTTCTGCTTGGTCGATTCACAGGCAAGCTCGCAACTGTTCTGGCACGCAGTCTGGCACGACAACGCACACGGGCCAACCCTTGGCGGAGGGACCGGTGAATTGAAATTGACTGGCCGCTTGGTTGCTAGACTTTTTGGCTTACGGACCTTGGCAGGTGTGTAAGAGTCATCAACTTCCGTGAGTTGACCGTTTCCTTGGAACCGAGAGAACCATGACTCGGTAGTGAACTCACCGGAGCGGAAGACACGCTGCCCACCTCTCGGTGTCGGCAAAATCACAGGAAAACCATTCAAATTTGCAAATCTCTTGCTACCCATCACCGTCCCCCTTTTCCCCAAGCGAAAGTGGGGGGCCTCTCGGCCCCCCACCGGTTGGCATCAACACGGTCGGGCCGACCGTGTGGGCGATCACCTACGAGTAGGTGATCTGGCCCTTCGCGTAGAGTCGCGAGTTGATCACCTTCTGCGCCGCGCGAGTCGCCATCCCCTTGCGGGAGATGAAGTCATCGAGAGTGATCGTCGGCGTCGTGTAGAGGCCGAGGTACACCGCGTGGATGAAGCCGGTGTACATAAGACCGTCGCCCTTGTAGCCCATGAGCCACTCGGACTGCGGAATGGTCGGGTCCTTGAAGCACTCGAAGTCGCCAAGGGTCCCGATGTACTGGATACCCGCCGACTCCTTGTTGACCTGACCTGCAGGCACGAAGCGGTCGAGGGTCTGGACGATCCTCGCCACGTCCGTGCCCATGACGGTCCACGTGGCACCCCACCGCTGAGTCGCGGCGAAGATGAGTTCGGAGCACTGCACGAACTTGTCGAACAGTTCCTCCTTGTGCCACTTCCACGGCACGCCAGCGGGAGGTGTGCCGTCCCACGTCACGCTGCCCGCCGCCGCGATCTGGCGGAGCGTGCGGATGACGCGATAGCACAGTTCCCGGTTGACCTCGTTAGCCTGATACTGCACGATCTCGTCCTCGGCGGAGAGACCGTGGTAAGCCTTGAGGTCCTGCTCGGCTTCAAGCGACCAGCGGGCGCGGAGCTTGAACTGCCGGGCCGTGACAGGCGTGGAGGTGAGCACAACGTCCATCATCGGAATGCGCTCGTTTGCCTCCATGTTGTACTCGTAGCTGCACGTCACCTCGTCGCCCGATGTTGGCGCGGAGAGGAAGCTGAACGAGTATGCACCCGTCGCGTAGTTGATCGTGCCGCCCGAATAGGCGTCACCGACGAGATTGCCCGCGCCATCGTCGCGCACGACCTGTGTGCCATCCGTAAAGGTCACGGTCCCGGGGCGCAATGGCCTCCAGTCAAGCGTTCCGCTCATCGCAGAGGTCGCGCCATCACCGACGAAGACGGACTCCTCCTCGACGACCTCCGAAGGATAGCCGATGCCCTTCGAGGGACCAACCGTCGCATCGAAAGCACGGGTCCCGGCCTTGATGTTCCCCTTGGTGTCGGTGTAGCGGACATCGAGGTAGAACACGCGACCGGTCGGCGCATCGAGCGGCTGGACGGACACGAGCCGGTCAAGGATCGTGTTCGCGTAGACCGCGCGAATGATGCCGAAAATCGACTTCTCGTAGGGGCCGACCATGAACGCACGTGTGGTCTCGTTCATGCGCGAGATGAACTTCTGCGCGTTCTCGTAAAGCATCGCCAGAACGCGGCGCTTGGTCGGGTCCTCGACGCCCTCAAGAAGGTCGAACTCCTTGATGCGTGGGTCTTCGTTCTCAAGGCCACGGATGACGCCCGTGCGAGGAACGCGAGACCACTTCTCGATGAGCCTGTCAGCCTGATTCGCCACCGTCTCCAGCATCTCGCGGCGGGACTCAATGGCCCGCTCCTGCGCGTGACGCTTGGCGGCGATCTTCTCACGGAGCTTCGCAAGCGTCCGTGCCGCCTTCGCTGCCTTCATGGTAAACCTCCCGTTCTCGTTCACTGTGGTACGGCAACGGCTACAACACGAATACCGTCA